GTGTGGACCGTCGTCGGCCAAGAGGTTGACGTCGCGGGAACGGTGATCCGGCACGGCATCGTCCGCTATGCCAAGGACCCGCAGCGGGTCTTGAACATCGCCCGCAGCTACGAAATGGAACTCTTGGGCCAAAGCCCGCGCGTTCCGTATGTGCTGGCGGACGAGCAAATCGAGGGCTTTGAGGACGAGTGGCGCGACGCCAACCGCCTTCCCAAGGCTTATCTGCGCTACCGGACGAAAGACAGCGACGGCGACAATATCAACGCACCGGCCCCGCGCCGCGTGGACCAGATCGCGACGCAGCCGGGCTTGATGGCGATGGCGGCGGCGGCTGGCGACGACATGAAGTCCACCACGGGCATCTATGATGCTTCGCTTGGCGCGCGCTCCAATGAGACGAGCGGCGTAGCCATCGAGGCCCGCGACGCCCAAGCCGACACGGCGAACTTCGTCTACTTGGACAACCTCACCCGCCAGATGGAGAGCTTGGGTCAAGAACTCGTCTACATGATCCCCAAGGAGTACGGCGCCCGCGAGATGATCCGTATTCTTGGCGAGGACGACGCCCCCGGCATCATCGCCCTCCAAGACCAAAACGTAGACCTCTTTCGCGGGACCTATGACGTCATCGTCAAGACGGGTCCGTCGTTCCAATCGGAGCGGGAAGAGCAGACCCGCGCGATGGTGGACCTCGCCAAAATCGTCCCGCCGCCGTTCGTCCCGATCTTGGTCGCCCAGATCGCCAAAAACGGCGAGTGGAAAGACGCGGAGAAAATCTCCGACGCCATGATGCAGGTGGCGATTGCCACGGGCTTGCTCCCGCCGCCTCCGGGCGCCCCAGGCCCGATGGGGCCGGGTGGTCCTATGCCGCCCGGCATGCCGCCGCAAATGGCCGGACCCGGACAAATGCCGCCTGGGCTTCCGCCTGGCGCTCCACCTCCGGGCTTCGCACCCCCGCCGGGCCTTGGCCCCGGTCGTCAACTTCCGCCCCCGCCTAACCAGCAGGGATTCATTCCGCCCCCGGCGTTCGCCTCGCCGCCGGGAACGCGTAGGCCACCACTCATGGCAGGGCCGCGAGGCATTGGAGCATTCTAAATGACGATTGAGAACACGGCGCCGGCCTATGAGCCGACGACCGAAACCACTTCCGCTGAGCTTCAGAATACGGTTGGGCAAAACGGTTCTGATGGCACGGTTGATGGCGAACCTTCCGCCCAAGTTCCGGTGGACGCACCGGATCAGGAAGGTTCGGAAAAACCGGAGCACCGCAAAGCGGCCTATCGCTTCTCCGAACTCTCGCGGCAGATTCGCGACCTGCAGCTAGAAGTCGCGCGACGCGATGGCCTCTTAGAGGCGTTCCGTTCTCAATCGCCATTTGGGCAGGCGCAGAACGCGCCGATGCCCCCCGAGCCAATGGCTCCCCAAGCGCCACAACCGCCCAACCCGGCAGATTTCCCGGAAGGGCAGTATGACCCACGCTTCCTCGAAGCGCTCGCTGACTACCGGGCCGAAAAAAAGATTTCCGAGCGACTTGCGGAAATGACGGCCCGAGAGACAGAACGGAGGCAGAAGGAACTGGACCAGCAGGCCCACCAAGCCAAAGCGCAGCGCTATCAAGGCGTCTACGACGAAGCAAGGCAGGCCGGCGCAACGGGGGCCGTGCAGGTTTTCGAGATTGCGGACCAACGCGACCGACAAACCGCCGACCTCTTGATGCAGACGAGTTATCCGGTCGATACGGCCGAGTGGCTTGCTGACAATCAAGACTGGATGCAAGCGATCATGCGCGAGCGTGATCCCGTGCGTAAGGCGGTTTTGATCGGTCGAGTAGATCAGCACGTTTCGTATCACCTCGCACAGGCCAAGGGGCAAGCCTCGGCGCGTGTAGCGACGCCGGCCCAAGCGGCTGCTCCGACAACTTCCGCCCCTGCTGCGAGTTCGGTGGCCCAGCCAACGGTACGCACGGGAGGGGTGGGCGGCGCACCGTTCAACCCGGCGACCGCTAGTCAGGAACAATACGAGGCTTGGCGTAGAGCCAATCCCCGCGCCTGATTGCTCCGGTCGCCATCTGAGGGCCTTGTCAGATGGCAAACACAATCATCACCCCGAGCATGATCGCGAAAGAAGCGCTCATGCAGTTGAAAAACAATCTCGTCATGGGCTCCTTGGTTTACAGGGGCTATGAGCCGGAATTTGCGAACCAACCGAACGGGTACAAAGTCGGGCAAACGGTCAAAATCCGTAAGCCGGTCAAGTATTCCGTCCGCTCTGGCGCGACGATGTCGGTCCAAGACACGACGATGGGCGAAACGTCCATCACTGTGGACCAACTCAAGGGCGTGGACCTGCAATTCTCGGTGCAGGAACTCACGCTCTCCATTTCCAAGTTCTCGGAACTTCACCTCGCCCCCGCGATGACGAAGCTCGCCCAGGACGTGGACCAAGCCCTGATGGGCCTTTATTCGTCGGTCGCGTCCTGGGTCGGCACGCCGGGCCAAACGATCGACTCCTACGGCGACTTTTTGAAGGGCACCACGCGCCTCAACGACCTGGCCGTGCCCATGTCCCAGCGTATGGGCGTCTTGACGCCAAACGATCGGGCGGGGCTCTTGAGTTCGTTCCCGTCGCTCTTCGTGGAACGCGTTGGCGAAGCCGCCTTGACCGAAGGCCGCATGCCCGCGCTCGACGGCATCGATATGCGGATGTCGCAAACGATCAAACGGCACACGGTCGGCGCGTACGGCGGTACGGCGGTCACGTCGCAAGCGGCGACGACTTACGACGCGACGCGGATCAATTACTTCCAAGACGTTTCGATCACGGCGGCGTCGAACAACATCACCAACTGGGCGCGCGCGGGCGACATCGTCACGTTCTCGTCAGTCAACGCGGTGAACCCGGAAACCGGCGAAGACCTCGGCTACCTGCGTGAGTTCGTGGTCGTCAGCGATGCGAACTCGGATGGCGGCGGCGCCGTCACTCTGCGCGTTACCCCGCCGATCATCACGTCGGGACCGTACAAGACCTGCACGGCTGCGCCGTCGTCGTCGAACGTCGTCCAAAAGGGCACGGCGTCCACGGTCTACCCGCAGAACATGCTGTTCCATAAAAACGCTTTCGCCCTCGCGGTCGTTCCTCTGGAACCGCTGCAAGGCATCCAAGGCGTGGAGCAGATGAGCGCCGACGGGATCTCCATCACGCTCACGCCTGCGGCCGATCCGGTCAACTACGTGCAACGCTGGCGTCTGGACATCCTGTACGGCGTGAAAGCGGTTTATCCCGAACTCGCCACGCGTCTGTCTGGCACCTAATCCGTTCACCGCGCCCCGGCGTGACGAGCGCCGGGGCCATTTGGAGGGCGTCTCATGCTCGACAAATTCAAGATCGATTACCCAACGGATGGCCGCATCATCGGTCTTTCCGCAACGGACGCGATTTCGTTCCACGGGGCGACGCCCGTGGCTCAACGCGCCAACGCCGCGCAGGCTTCTGTGGCGACGACGGCGGCGACGTCTACGAGCCCGTTCGGGTTCACCTCCGCACAGGCCAACGGCATCATTTCCATCGTCAACGAAATCCGCGCAACGCTGGTCGAAAAGGGCCTTTGGAAAGGCTCGGCCTAACGCCGGTTTCACCTCAACCCAAATCAGAATAGGAGGGCGATATGCCTGTTAAAAATCTCACGGACGCCGATACGGACGGCACCGTTCTCGGACAAACCACCGCCGACAAAATCGGCTTCTGGGGCACCACGGCGCCGGCGGCCAAGCCGACGTCGCAGCCGGCCGCACTCGCTACTACGGCGATGACCACGGTCGCTACGACTGCGGCGACGTCGGCGTCTCCGTTCGGCTTCACCTCGGCCCAAGCCAACGACATCCTCACCGCCGTCAACGCGCTTGCCGCGCGGGTTGACGCGACCACGACGGCGATGAACTTGCGCCGCACGAACTCCCGTTTGATCGGCCTGGAGTAAACCGCATGAAAGTCTTTGTGGGCGTGGCCCCGTATGAAGGCAAAATTCACGCGCCCACATCGGCGGCGTTGATGGGCGAGCAAGACAAGGCGCGCAGCGAAGGCATCTATTTCGGATGCCAGATCCTCACGGGATCGCACTACATCGCTGAGAGCTACAACATCTTGCTCGCCCGTTTCCTCCGCACCGACTTCGACAAGTTCGCGACCGTGGAATGGGATGTGTCCTGGGGTGGGACTGAGGCGAGCCCGTTTGGGCAACTCATCGACCTTGCGCGCCACCCGCATGATTACATCGGCGGCTCAACGCGGATGAAGTGCGAGCCGGAAGAGTACATGGTGGGCTTCGATTGGCGCTTGGAGGGCAGGCCAGAGGCCCGCGCCGACAAGTACGGCGTCATCGAAGCGTGCTGGATACCGCAAGGCTTCTCGGTCATGTCGCGCGTTGCGGCCGAAGCCCTCTGGGCTGACGCGGCCGATCGCGAGTACATCACCCACGGCGAGCGCATCCGTCAGGTCTACCGCGAGGACTACCGCCACGACCTCGGAACGAAGTTCGGCCAAGACATTGGCGTCTGCTACGACCTGCTTCGCCTCGGCTACAAGACCCACGTTCACCCGGACGTGCATCTGACGCACCACGCCGCGCACGGGCATTCCTACGCGGGATGCCTGGGCGATTGGATGGGCCGTCAGCCCGAAGATTGGGTGCAGACCCAATACGCCCAATGGCAAGCCAAGCACACCGAGAAAGCCGCATGACCAAGACGCTTTTGCATCTCGGATGCGGCCATAACCGGGCCTCGATCGGCGGGGAGGA